TCAATCGAAGAACTATTGGTAAACATCGCTACTTTAAATGTATCTGCCGATATAGCACTGGAATCTCCGCGACTAGCCGTAGTCCAACGATGAATACCTGCCAGTATCTCTTTCTTAAAAGTCCCGCACATAGCGGAAGAACCAACTGCCATTACAGCCTCCTTATAATTTCAGCCATATCCTCATGGCCCTGTTGCTTCATAAGCGCCCAAATAGTAGTTCGTTCACTTTGGGCCATTCTATTCATATAAAAAATCAATATTTCCTTCAACTTATCCCTATGTGCTATCGCTTGATCTCTTATAACTGGGGGAGCATCTTTGGATACCACCATAATTTTATTCATAGCCATCTCAGCCATCTCTTCTGGCGAGTGGCCTCTGTTGTTACTTGTGAACACAAAAGGGTCTGCTATCTCGGAAGCTCCAATACTATCCAACATTATTGAACGGGCCTTCTAATTTTATCATACCGAAATTCCTCAGAAACTTGTTCCGCTTCACCCATATTTTTAAGAGTCTGTAACCCCTCAATATATCGATCAGTGTACTGTTTCAATAAATCTGCCTCTCCTTTCATAAAAGTATATGCCTCAACAAGAGAACCGTAAAGAAGAGCGAGTTCTGCATTTGTGCCAAGCCAACTTGTTCCATCTCCACTTGTAGTTATAGAAGTAGGACGATAAAAATAATGCAATTCCATTGTATAGTTGCTATCAGGAGTTGGCGCTAGTAGAAAAGAGGAATCATCCCAGTTAGCATAGTATTTTGGTAATCCAGTTGTACTCACTGCATTAGGAGTATAGTCTTGCAAAAAAGTAGGATGTTTCAAGAGAAGAAAAGAGTGAACGTTGCTGTTTACTGCGCTAAGTGAAAAAGGTGCGAGATAATCTGAAGGCTTAGAAAGAAATTTATTACTACTTGTGGCAGAACCTTGAGAGGACTTTCGAAAAACTTCTAATTGTGCTTCTTTTAAAATACGTTCCTCTGCATTTAAAATGAAACGGGGGAGTTGACTAACAAAAGTAGACTCCGTATTTTGAGTATAATCCTGGATAGCTGTTTTTAAAGTTGTAAAAGTAAAAGCCATTTTATGCGTCCACCGTCACAGGTCCAGCAGAAGCAAATGCACCGCCGCCTATTGTGTCTCCAGCAGTAGCTGTGCCACTTGCTGCCGTAAAAGTATATGTGTTGTCAGTGACTTTAGTTATCGTATAGCCAGTAGATTGTTCTATCGTACTTGCTGTGAAACCATCAAAAGGAGCAACATCTCTATAACGAACAGTATCCCCAGTAGATCTACCATGTCCAGGCTCGGTGACTGTAATAATCGCAGAACCTGAAGAACCTGACCTAAACGCATCTTTTTTGAGCAGTACCTCCACAGCAGGTTCTGTTCTTGCAGTAGAAGCATAACGAAGAGCCTCTGCATCTGCGATATGTTTAGCTGGTGTTAATTGTGGTTGTTTTTCTTCATACTCAGAGATATGGACCCGAGAACCATTCCATTCTATGGCCATTTCTCTATAGGGAAAAGCTACCCCGCTTCTATCTGAGATAAACATTGCATACTTACCTGAAGAATAAGCCATTATGTTACCTTCAGGTAGGAAGCTGCAGGAGTAAGACTATAAGACACTTTTTCACGATCCTCTAATAAAACATTAAAGAGATTTTCATCATACACAGCTTTTAACATTGGTACTAATTGTGGAGCTTTTTTTAATCCAATTTGATAAGCAAGACCAGAAACTAAACAGTTTAAAAATCGAAATGGAATATCTGCGTTGTCTATAGCAGAGTCAACATCTTGGATACGAATAAATCTATCATAAATAAGTTGGTCTGTGGAATTTTCTGGTACTTGCCAGATTGTAATTGTAGGTGTGATCTGGCGATCAAAAAAGAATTGGCTTGCTCTTCCCTGTGTAGTTTTATTAGGAATATGTAAATACTCTGCCTGACCTATTGGTGTGATTTGTTGGTCCACCCCACTACGCCTTATAACTGCAGATAAAATATCTATACTTGATTGAACATCAACTAAACTTGGATCTGCGCTAATTGTTGTGCTCGCAGAGCTACTGGAGCCAGTAATTGTTTCTCCTGCAGTAAAAGAACCAGTTGGGATAGTAATTGTAATTGTTGTTGAAGTAGGTTTTGTTATAACAGATGCGGTTGTCCCACTTGTGCCCCCCGTAATTGTTTCTCCCACACTTAAACTACCAGAAGCGCCTACTGTTGCAGTAATTGTTCCTGCGGGGTAAGTAGCTATCGCAGAAGAAGAGGAGAGTCGAGCAAGAGTTTGAGTTACTTGCTCGACCTTCCATAAATGAACACCTAAATTTGCCCAATCTGCAAATAAGAGGTTTAAAGATCGTCGGGCTGTTTGAGAATCATACCCTGTTCGAAGCTCTAGACCGCATCTTTCATAGGCCTCTTCAATAATTTCAGCAGCATTTAAATTAAAATCTGAAGAACCAGATGTTGCCATATTAAGTTATCCGCGTTTTATATGTATTAAATTTATCTCCTGTTGCAGCAACTTTAATCTTTGGTCGGTTTTGAGCTTTTGTTGTTGCTGTGACTACATCCACCTGTATATCTAAACCGCCATGCGCATACCGTGATGCGTATCTCTTTTTCTTTGAAGCAGCAGGAAGCCTAGTTGTTTTGCTCATGGACTAGAAATCCTTAATGCATTCAATCACTATAATATAAACATCTCCACTTCCATGACCAGTTGTTGTAAATTGGACATCTCCTGTTTTACCACTACCTGAATAGTTTCTCAGGCCATCAAAACTAGAAAAATCTACAAATCCTGTATCGTCTGTTTTACAATCCCATGCTGCAACATCACTAGTTGCATCCCATAGGATTCGAACAGACATCCCTACTGTTCTCCACCAAATTTTATTAATTCGAACAGCAGAGCATGTTTTCCCATGATTTGTCGAAGCTAAAGCAGAAACATCTATTTTCGTAACTGCCGATTCTCCTGTGCCATCACTTGTATTTGTGAATTGCGCTGTATAGAATCGGCTTCCGTCTTCTATAACTGTCGTCGAAACAGCGTCAGCCATAACTTACTCCTTAATCTCACCAGACAACACCATCATTTTGTATTTTGGAGTTCCTGGAGAAGGAAAATCTTTTTTGGCATTTAAACCATATGAAAATTTACCCTCTTGTTTCACAGAAGGTTTGACCCACGCCTCATTCTCGGGTGTCTTTGGGTCATCTGCAATATAATGCCCCTTCTTAGTGCGTGCTCTCTTTTTTTCAGCCATCAAATAGTCCTCCTTTAAGGCTGATCATTATACTGGGTCATACCGTTAGTGATACGCTGCGCTGCGATTTGGATATAGTCACACCATGCAGCATCTGCCGTAGTTGTACCAGACATAGCACAGAACCAAGGAGTCAGAGCTGAGGTTGGAATATTAGCCGTCGTGGTTGTTACTAAGGCACGATCCACATAAAATTCTACTTGACCTGTTCCTTTAACTATAAAACCAAGCTGGCGACTATTAGTTATATTCGAACTTGATTCCGCACCATCCGCAAAATCAACACCTGTATCCGTCTTGGTTTCTGTGCCACCACTATCACAGTTTGCGTAGATATCGGCGGCTCCCTCTACGAGAAGAAAACCAATCTGGTTGTTAGCTGTGAAGGGAACACCAGTGGCAAACGTACCGTTTTCAGCGAGACCCACAAACATATCCATATCATCGGCATCAGCTACCGCTACACTAGCCTCGAAATAAATATTCTTGCTAGCTTCAGCCATAAAGATCTCATTGCCCTGAATGGCCCCACCAGAATTATCCGTTGAACCATCGCCTGTAGATTTAGCCCACCCACCAACATGATCAGCGAGAAGGGTTAAGGTTCCACTGTTAAGAACCGACTTTGTCCAATCATCAGTATCGTCTATGTCAATGCCCGTAAAGTCATCATATTTGAAAATATAATCAGGGTTTACATTAATTGGGAGGTTTCTAAACCAAGATCCTAATTTACTGGAATCACTGCCGTGACCACTATACATCACTGGCCCAGAAAAACGTGTCGTACCCATAATAACTTCCTCTCTTACAAAAGTTTTGCCCTAGAGTCTTGTAAGCGTCTGCTGGGCCAGTCGCTAGGGCTATGAATCCCAGAAAAAAGTAGGGGAGAGGATTTTCCTCTCCCCACTATACTACGCTCCAGGAGATCCGTAAATACCGCGTGGATCAGACCAACCAAAACTGTAACGCTCACGGGCTTTATACCGCACGTTTCCAGTATCGAAGTCACCTTCCATCGCCGTACGAATTGGAGTTCTCTGGAAATGCTTCATTCCATTCGGAGCATCAGTCAGAATAAACCATGCATCTGTATCCGTTAAGAAGTGGTTTACAGTATAGCCCTGTGGCACCATTCCCATATTACGAATAGCATTTACATCGTTATCTGCAGTTCCCGGACGAAGATCCGACTCAAGTAACCTATCCGCAACAAACTGAAGGTTTGCAGGGACTACTAGCTTCATTCCTCGAAGAGCAACATTGAGGCCACGTTCATCGACAAAATCAGAAATGTCAATTAGTGCGTTCTCAAGTGAAGTCTCATTGAGGTCAGCAGCTGTAGATGGTTCGTTTCGGAATGTATTTCCATTCTGTAACGTATGAGCAGTTGAACAAAGTTCAAGTCCATCACCACCTGTATAGGTACTGTCAAAAGCATTATTAAGAACGGAAGCCGCCTTAACCTGCTTAGTGTGAGCCATAGAGCGAGCTAATGCTCTCGTATACCGAGAAGAAAGGCGATCATAGAGATTATCTTCAATCGCTTCTTCAGTGAGCGCGAATGCTAAAGCAATCGTCTCATTAGTATAGCGAGCAGTGTAGACTTCAGCCGCTGAATCAAAAGTAACGGCAGCGCCTTCACTTTTAGTTGGTGCGGAACCAAAGCCAGAAAGCATCACCTCTTCTTCAAATGCACGATCTGAAGATTCAGTGGTGAAGATTTCTGCGTGCTCATTTTCATACCTAGCATACTCAAGACCAAATAAGGCATTGAGTCCAGGCTCAAGTTCTTTAACGAGTTGTGCTCGTGAAATAGCCATTTCTCAATCCTCCTATATGCCAAGAGTTGAAACAGTACCAGCTGCAGCAGCCCCATTCGGGCTATTGAAGTGGTTGTTCAACCGAACGATTGCACCAACACCAGCTGCTGTAAAATCTGCATTTGCTGGATCATCTACCCAACCCATAATCCGAAGATTAAGAGTATTAGTAGTATTGATGGTACTAACGCCCAAAGTTGCTGATGACATACCAGTTGTAGTGCTACCACTAGTACCGCTTGCAAATGCAGCATTTGCAAAAACAGCAGCCCTAGCCGTTGCCTTACTGGTCCAAGTTGCATCCGTTGCAATTGCGAAAAGTTGCATTGGATCATCTGCTACAAAAGCCTCTACGGGATGATTACTATCTGCTCCCGATCCAGGCCAATAGTTACTCCATATGGGTTTCCCCGTGGTGCTTGAGACATATTTACAACCTTGGAAAGAGCCAAGAAGACCAACAGAACCACCTGCCGCAGCCCCCACAAGTGCGATATACCCCGTGGATAGAGGTATAACTGGGGAACCTTGGTAAATGGCTGTGCTGTTATCACTAGCTACTTCGTAGGAAGTATAGCCTGTAACACCCATGGAGTTGGAATTCTGACCCATTTTAGCAATGGGACGAAGACCGAAGGCTCCATTAATGTTTGCCATAATTTTCTCCTGAGTAGGTTATCTACTCGTTTGAGGTTGAACCACCGAAAGAGACCCTACTGCTTCTTTCCTGAGAAATGGGCATTGAAGGGTGCTGCTCTCGCATTAAATCATTGTCTACAGCGGTCATTTGCTGAGACGTTTTTTGCGCAAAATATTTTTTGCGGGATTCAGCGACTTCTACTGGTAGTCGAGCCAGAACAAGGCCACCTACACCGATAACTCCTTTATACTTGCCCTCATCAATAGTTGCACAATCAAAATGAGGATACTCATCAGCACGAACTGGTTCGTATCCCTCGCGCATCCGTTTCGTAAAGTTAGGTTTATCTTCTTGTCCTAACATTTCAGAGCGGATCCAACGATGAACAAATCCATCAGGTGGTGGTGGTGCATCCAATAAAGAAGGTGGTTTCCATTCTGTAGGGCGTTTAGTTTGTTCGCGGGTAGTGGCAGCGCGAGGTGTACGGTCTATTGATTTTGAATTAGACATTTGCAGCAATCTCCTTTACTTGTCTCGCGTAATCTTCAAGTGGCACACCTAATTTTTTTGCAATAGCAACTTGGCTCGGCGTGAGTTTAACTGTATCGCGTCCAGTAGATTTAGCAGCACGATTGGCAGAAGCAACTCTCTGGACTGGAGCGCGGCTTCCGTTAGAGGCTGTAGTAGTTGAAGGAGTTGCCTCAAATTTATGAGGAAACTCGTCGCGGATCCTACGATCTATCTCATCATAATAGGCATCCGAACTTGCATCAAAACCTTGTTCAATAAGATTTTTATGTATTGAAAAAGCAGTATATGTCATTGGCTCATCAACACCAAACCAATTATTACGTTGCGCCCATGCTTGGGATTTTGGGTCTGGTGGTGGGGCAGTAGCTGGTGTTTGTTGTAACACAGGTTGTTGAGGGCCAAGGGCTGGCATCTCATTTTTTAAAGCTGCGTTTTCAACAGATAACCGAGAAAGTTCTGTCGTTGCAGCAACCAGTTCTTCAGGGTCTCCGCTTTCGTATGCCTGAACATATCGTTTTTTAGCGGACTCTAAACTTGTATCCACTCGCCCAGCATATTCTTCACTATATTTTTTATTGATTTGTTGCGCGTTTTGCTGAAGCCCCTCATTTTGAGCTTTTACACTTCTAGCATAATCTAATGCCGCTTGCTCTCGGCGCTCTGCTTCTCTATATTTAGCAGTAAGTTTATCAATACGCTTACGAACACCTGTACTATAAGAGGCAAGTTCTTCTTCTGAAGGTTCCTCAGGAATTTCCTCTGAAGATTCTTCTTCCGTTGTTTCGGATACGCTATCTTCAGGTGTGTCTATCTTTTCTTCAGAAGACAAAGATACTTCTACTGCGTCTTCGGTGTCTAGTTGAACTAAAGGTTCTTCATTTTTTATTTCATCAGGCATGGTTTTCTCCATGAATCGTGTTAAGTTAATAGCCAGTGCAAAAAAAGTAAAGACTTATGTATGCACTAGGTGCGAGGGATCCTCGATAACTGCAAGAATCTCATCGTCATTTAGTAATCTTAATTCTCCTCCGTCTATTTTAAATCGAGAACCTGCATACTTTCCAAAAAGTACCCAGTCCTTTTCTTTGCACCATGCTTCTTGACCTCCAAATTTTTCTAGGTCTTTATAAGCAAGTGGGCCGACAGCCATGACAAGACCAACATTAATAGCCAATCTTTCTCTTTCATGGACTTCATCCGGTATTTCTATTCCCCCTCTTGAAACTTTTGGGGGTATATAGGGCATAATCAAAATCCGCCAACCTGTAGGAACAGGTAACTTTGCAGTTTCTGATTCTTCTTTAGCTTTCTGTTTCGCCAAACGTTCCGGTAACAATAGTGCCGATGTCGTCATGTGTAGTTCCTTTCTCTAGAATTTCTGCGATCTCTTGTTGTATGAAACCAAGAGCAGTTATTTCACCCATAAGAGCACGATAATGGCCCATATCTCGAAGCTCATTATTTAATAGAACACCTGTTGCTTGTTGCTCTCTTTCTCGGGCAAGTTTTAAAAGTCTGTCACAGACCCATAATCCATCCATTAACGCACGCCTCGAAAAACAAGACCTTTGGTTGCTGCCCCGCCCCCTCTAGCTCGTTTCTTTCCACCACCTTTATGCTCCGGCGAAAAAGTTCTCGCTTTCACATGAGGACCAACTTCCATCGGCTCTGGGGCCAATACAAGCATCCCATCGGCTTTAAACAATTTAGTTTGATAAACAATTGGGGTTGACAGAACTTCTGTAATCCCGTTCTTCTTCGTTGCTGTTTTCATTTAGATACTCCTTTAAATTTCTCAAATGTACGCAAACCACCAAGACCAAGCATTCCCATAAGCACAGGCATCATCTCACCAAGATCCATTTTAGGAAGATCTATTAAGTACCCTGCTTGAGCTAATCCAAAAACAAGAATAGGCTGTAGCACATAAGTATACGCGAGAGCTACTCCACAGGTCCAACCAATAAATGGTCTCCAACCAGCAACAAATACACTACGATGAGAGGCCTCTGCTTTATTTATCTCAAGTTGGGCAATGTCTATTTTAGCAAGATGATTAGTGAGTTGCGCTTTAAGGTCTCGTTCCGCTTTTGCTCGTGCTTCCTTGTCCTCAGGTAAAAATCGACCTGCGACTTCCATCACACTCGGCAATACTGCACTAATTAAACTGATCATGACTCTTCTTTTTCTCCACTACAACAATCTAAAACTACGCGATTACAAGAATTACATTGATAATGGCCATGGATAAAAACAGGACGCATGACTTGGCCACACCAAGGACAATCCGTCATTTCTTTCTGATTGTAAGAATCAATAATATCACTATTCCGAATAATATTGTTATCTCCCCAAGTGTAAAAGAAACGGTAGCTAAAGTCACATGGCCCTCATTTTTTCACGCTGTACTTGAATGCGCTCTGCTGCTTGTGCAGCATCTTGCTCAATTTTAGTTTCTTCTAACGCAGTTTTTACTTGCTCTTTTTGCATATCAAATGCAAGACGTGATTGAGATTCTGCTTCCTTACGTTGTAGGTCGCGCTCTTTTAATTCTAGTTCTTTCATACGAATCTGAACAAGCGGGTCAATACCCCCCTCGCCTTGTTGCTGCGCAAACTGTTGTGCTTGTGCACTTATTTGCTGAGTGGCTTGAGCAGCAGCCTGAGCAATCTGATTTTCAAGTTCTGGCGGAACTTGTTCGTCTTCAGTTGGGAGCGGTCGTCCAATTAGTTGTTCTACTTGTTGACGGTACAACATTGCAAAATGTTCTTGAATATGACTCTGTAAGACAAGCATTGCTTGCTGATTATTCTGAAAAACTGGATTCTGCATAAAAGCCATATGTGTGGCTATGTGTGCTTCATGGTCTTGATGAATAAAAGCTTTTAAGGCTGCACCAACTAATGCGTCTGCGTTTTCAGTTGCAGGGTCTTTTGAATGTTCTGGTTCAGTTGTGGGGAGAATATCTTTAATATTTTGAGTCCCAAGTGCTTGATACATTCGAAAGTACGCTTCACGTAAATCATGGATCTGCGGCGCAGAAGTTGCTAACTGAAGTTGGGTTTGAGCCATCATGACTCGTTGTGCCATACTAAATACATTTGGGTCACTGTGCGGCAACACATCTATTTGTTCACTGAAGTCATTTACTTTAATAATGCGTTCACCGCCAGATACTTCAAATGGGTACTCTTCCGGTAGGTACTCACTGAAAGTTTCAGCAAGAAGACGAAATTCAATTTTTTGAGAATAGTGCAACCGTTTGTGGATAGCAGACATAACCGCCATCCCTTTCTCAAGTAAAGCAACCGTAGTACCAACAGGCATGGCCTCAGTCATATCGCCTGTTTGCATTTCAGTAATCGCCGCAAATCGCCGACCAGAATCTACAAGAATACCAAGAAGATTCAAAAGTGTGCCGGAAGGTTCTTTATATGGAAGGGGTAATAATGAATCACGGAGTGCGCCTCCAGGAGCATCAACATCTCGCCATTCTCCAGGTTGTAGCGGTTCGTCATCATTCCGAACACGTAGCCCACGAGCCTTAAACCCAGCAGGAAGATTAGCTAAAGTTCCCGCATCAATCAATTGACGCATTAAACTAGTGGCTGATTTACTCAACCCACCAATCATATGAATTAAACCAAAACCGTAGAATCCCAATCCTGGAAGAAACTTATAATGAACAAAATACTGTTTTTTATTTTGAAGATCGTCATCCTCTTCCCAATTACGGCGAATAGACAGAATTTGAGAACAGTCCTCTTCCATCGTTACAATATAAGGGAGTTTGATTCCTGTTGGTTCACCATCGTCACGTGAATCCTCAAAGCCTAAAAGATCAAGGTCAATATGGCATTCAAGAATGGTCATGATGTCAGACGAGTTATAGGCAGTGGGAGAGACCCCCTCCATCTGGTCTACTTTTTCAGTGATCGCTGTTTGAGGTTCTTCCGAAGGCATTAACTCAATATCACGATAAAATCCTGATGCTTGAAGTTTTTTCACATCATTCACGTTTTGGCGGATCATGTGTGTGATTCTTGGCGCAGACTGAAGATCTGTCGTTTCATACGGAACAACAAGGTCTTCAGATGTGATGAATTTACTTACCGCTCGATCAAGTCCTTCATCATAGTAAACTTTTTTAAAAGCAGACCCAGACAGAGGAAGGTAGAAAAGCATCTGATCAAGTTCGGGGTCATACTCCTGCATGACTTCTGTGATCTGATAATTCATGAACTCTTTTACACGAGTGGCCTGTGATTCACGTTCGGGCGTAGATTTTCCCACTACTCGTGTATTAACTGGGCCTCCAGCTGGAAGAAGCTCCTTATACGCAGAAGCCTGAAACTGTGCCACCGCTTCACTTAAAAGTGGATGGTAAACCCCAGAAGCACCTTGAAACGGTTGCGAACGATCTTGTGTTTCCATACCAAGAAGGCTCAAGCCCTCACTATAGGTTCGTTCCCAGTCTGCGCGGCTTTCGCGATCTTCTTTATACATTGACAAAATATCATTTGCTAATGCACTTAAATCACGTTGTTCTATTTCTTCAGCTAGGTTACGATAAAAATCCCCAGAAATAGGTTCAGTAGGCATTTCTCCAAAAGCTACAATTGTATTGCCTTCCTCGTCCATTTCTGGTTCAACCTCAACATCAAAGTCTTGGGCGACTTCGGCAAGAGGATCCGTATTATCCGCGAGAATTTCATCATCCTCAAGAATAATGTCTGTTCTTATAGGCCGCTCCATATCAAGCGGCGGGATCAATGGTTCATTAGCCATGCTGCCTACTTCTTGCGCTTTTTCTTAGACTTTTTTGACTTCTTCAATCCTCCTCCACCAAACTTAGGAAGTTTTTTCTTTGGTGGTCGCCCACGTTTTGAACCATAAGTTCCTGGACCCATTGGCATCAAATAACTCCTTTTTCCTTTAACACAAAACCGACAACACCTCCTATAATACCAATATAGATAAGGACGGGTTGGCTGATAATGATCCCAATACCCATAACCCCCACCCCAATAGCCGCATAACTAGAAGGTTCTGAAATACGACTTTTAACCCAAGAAAGAACGTTCATGTTGATTTTGCCTTTCGCTTTCGTTTATATCCAGACGCATAAATTGCACGTCCTTGGCGTTTTGCTGCAGCTTTTGATTTATAAATCTTTCCAGACTTACCCCATCTATAGCCACCTTTAACTTTTTGCACTGGCATTCATATCACTCTAAGCTAAAAATTTTAATTTGAAAAGACTAATAATAAACAAACCTCCGACGATACCCTGAGTCCTCTTCTTGATAGTCCTCTGGGTGACCAATAAAACCACCTTGTCGAAAACGTAAAACAGCTTGAGTCATAGAGTCTACGAGATCATCGTGTTCGCCGTTTGGAAATTGTGCACATTCTTCAATAATTTCTTCAGAGAAACTTTTTTCTGGTGCCCATATCATTCCGCTTTCAAAAAGCGGGGCTACTGCGTTGACGCGAGCGTGTTTATCCTGACCCTTTCCGGGACTGAAGTTCATAACCGGAATACCCATAGCTCGTAGCTCTTGCGTTAATGGCGTTCCGGAAGCCTTCGCTTCTATAATCACAACGTCCGGTTCCCAGTAGTGATAGCTTTTCAATGCCTCACGTTTCAGTTCTGGAAATTCAAAACGGCCTTTTGTACTATCAAGTAGAATTAAATTTGGGCCACCGTCCTCTTCCGGAAAAAACACACCCCAAGTCGTGATGGCCGAATAGTCACTATACTCCTTTTTTAGAAAAGCAGTGTCATAGCTCTGGATAATATACTCAAGTCCAGGAACGTGTTCGCGTTCCCACATTCTCCACCAGTCACGTTTGATAATACTGATTGAGTCAGAAGTGGGTTGTTGCAACCATTGCGCACTCCATTTCTGTGCGCTTAACGAAGCTTTCACTCCTTCTAGTTCATCAAGCTTCCAAAACTCAGGCCATAGAGCTTTCTTTTTATCATCAACTTCTATTATCGCCGGAAACTCAATAACTTCCCATTTATCAGCTTTTGGGTCGTGAGCTTGCTGTTTCAATACTTTTGCGGTCAGGTCGCGCTCGCTCCAGCGCGTCATCACGATTACGATACTTCCTCCAGGCTGGAGCCGCTGGCGTGGGCCGGAAGTGTACCATTCATAGGCATTTTCCATTGCGGCATCACTGAGCGCATCCTGCTCACTATGGGGGTCGTCAATAATCAATAGGTCTGCGCCACGGCCCGTAATCGCACCGCCAACACCCGCCGCAAAGTATTCGCCACCCTTAGTAGTTGTCCATCGTCCAGCCGACTTCGAGTCAGCAGCCAAGGCAGCTTCTGGAAAAATTTTCTTGTATTCTGCCGAATCAATCAGGTTTCGCATTTTGCGGCCGAAGTTCATTGCCAGTTCGCCCGTGTGCGTTGTCTGAATGATCTTCAGCTTTGGGTTTCTGCCAACCAGCCACGCTGGAAAATGGTAGCTGGCGAATTCGCTCTTTGTGTGGCGCGGTGGCATATTGACAATCAGGCGTTTGAGTTTCCCATCAGCCACGTCTTGCAGCTTCTGCGCAAACACCCTATGATGAGACCCTTCGATAAAGTCTGGCCAAACGGAATTGATAAATTTTAAAAAATTTTTTTGGCTGGCTTCGCTTTCCTCGATATCACGCAACCTTGTCGCAACGGCGAGGTACTCCTCCAAAGTGTCTCTGCTCAAATTATCAAGTCTGGTGCGCAATGAACCATTGCTCTTTGTCATGATGGGTATATTGGGGGTTAAAAAGAAAAAGTAAAGAATTAAGTTATGTTAGTCCGAGGGAAATGCGCTGCAACCCAAGAAACTGGAGCCATCTTGTGGGGAGGGCGGG